CTGCCTCTGTAATAATATTTTGTGATGTAGCTTCTGTAATAATGTTTTGTGGCCCCTCTAATGGTAACTCATATCTTACCACAACTGTTCCTTCTTGAGGCTCTAGATCAACACAATAAATAAAGGTATCTCCCCCTGGTATTGTTATATTTCTTGTAACACCACAAGCTGTACATTTAGCAACCTCTGGTTTTAATATAGTGTTTGAAGTTAATACAAACTCATTCATATATGGGTCATACGCTCCAAGCTTTTGAGTAGTAAAAGAAGAAGTAAATAAATCTCTAAAGAAACTTCTCATTCCTGCCTCGGATATTACGTTTAATTGTTCGTTAGCCATCGAGCTACCTATTAAATGTATAACTGCACTTCTTTTTGCGTCAGTAAAATATTTACTTTCACCCCAAACAGCAAAACTCTCTGGATTGTTACTAATCCCATAGTTTTCTATCCTAGCTATTTGTTTACCAAGTACTGCTGGAACAGAAGTTAGTTGTCCAGTGCCATCTGCATCAGTCAGTAAATCTTTGCCTGCTAATACATAAGATATTTTATCTTCTTGTAATACTAATATATCATCTCTTCTAGCAAATAATATTTCAACGTCACCAAATGTTTCTTCAAGTGGTTTAAAGTTTGCAAGTCCTAAATTAAATTCGTTCAGTTTGTTGACATTAGTCTCATCATTAAATACACCACTGTAAGTTAAATCTGCAAATCTGTGCGCCTTTTGAAACGTAGTATTATTTGTAGTAAAATTTCTATTACCTAAATTAAATTGTTTACCTACAACTGAGTCTCTAATTTTATAACTTTCAACACCATTACCAAAAGTAAAACAGTTAGAAAAATTAGTTCTTACAACTCCAGCAACACCTTGGCTTATATTTTGATTTACAACATTACCTAAATGCTGACCTAATGTATCTACTTCAAAAGACTGACTTCCTTCAAACCATAAATCTGGAAGAGTGTCTTTTGGTTCAGTTTCAAAAACTATTTCTGCCTCTCTTCTAAAAACAGTAACATCAACCCTTACTACTGAGTCTCCTTTAGAATTTCCACCACAACATCTTGTACCCGAAACCAATAAATAATAATTATTATTAGAGGTGTTTTTATACAATCTGTAGTAATTATTATCATTTAAATCTGATCTACTAGACGGGCTGTCAGTATCTCCACCAAAAACAGTAGTATCAAATAACTGCGTATCTTTTGCGTTATCTATTGTGCTTTTAGTTGCGGCAGCTGAAGCAACAGAATTTAAAAATATATTATTTACAGGGTTATTACCATCTGTAACTACTGTAGGAAATACAGCTGCATTATTTTCTATAACTCCCTCAAAATTTTCTCCAGCTACAAATTGTTCCCAAGTGCTGTAGTCTTGACTACAAACAAACTCGTGACTTATAATACTAGTTCTCAACTCACAACTTCTTCCTCTACCTTCACGTATTTGCTCTATTTCTAATACAACTTTTGTTCCTGTTGGTAAATCGTAATTACCATTAGTAAAAGTAGTTTTAGTATCAAATAAAGGATAGGCCATTAAAGGATACCTGTGATTTTGTCCTGCTGATGCAGGATCTTCACTTACATCAATTACATTATTGTTAGTCATTGTGGCTGCAAAATTTACATTATTTAATTTCATGTAAGTTCCTGCTGGCACAGGTATGTCTACCGTAGGATCGTCTGGGTCTTTTGGATCTATAAAATCTGTAGTTTTAGCTGCTAACTCTAAAACTGTTGTAGTTGTACACGTTTGTCTTGGGCCTGCTGCATCTCTTTTTACAATAAGTCTGTCGCCCTCGTTTACCTTTTGAATATTTTCACCTTCTAATAGAAAGTATACCTCATTGGAATTTGGGTCTTGAAAATAAATTGCTGAGTAAATAGTTTCATAAGTATCTGTATCTGCTTTAATACAAAACTTATATCTTGTTGCAAAGCTTGGAGCTCTTTGACTTGGTGGTATAGTTATGTTAATTGAATTTTTTGTTGATGAAGTAGAGCAAGGAAAGTTTACTGTATTAAAATCACTTACTAAAGCTGTAGTGGCTCTGTTAAATGAATCCATGTAAATAATACCTACCTCGTAACCTCTATTACTATGTAAACTAGCAGTGTTTGAAACTCTTTGAAGCGATACATTAGCTCTAGTTATTTTAAAATATTCTACTATTAAATTTGTTCCTCCGTTTTCTTTATACTCTGCAGCTAAAATTTGCATTGTTAGAGTATCGCCTGTCCCCTTTTCTATTTTAATACCTTCCCCCGCGCTCGGTAGCGCTGGCGTAGAGCTTGTTATACCTGTTTGGTTTACGTCATACTGAGGTGATGTGCTCCCAAGCTGTGCCTCTAAAGCATTATTAAATTTATCAGTTAAAGTAACGCCTGTGCCTGCTTGAGCATTAGCAACGGTTTGTATTGTTGCTGTCGTTGTTCCAAATTTAGCTATAAAATCAGAAGAGGTAATCAATGATGTTAATGGATCTGGATCAGCCGTAAAGTCTTGAGTTAAAATATAAGTAAACCCTATTGTAGTTGCTGGCGTGGTTTCATTAGGTAAAGAGCTTCCATTCCAAGCTGTATGCTCAAAAGTAAAGTCTAAAGTAATTTGAGAGCCTACAATTAAATCTCCAGTAATACCTGTAAAATCCATTACTAACTTACTTTCATTTACAGATAAAGAATGACTAAATGCTGTAAAACTAGAGCTTTCTAATGATGTCGACACGGTGTTTTCACCTAAACCTGTGCTAACCCCTGATGCTGTAAAATCTAATCTTGTCTTTAAATTAAAAGTATCTACTAAATCATATCCTTCTACATAGTTACCATAGACAAGTCTATTTGCCATTAGAGTTTGCGCTTTAGCTAATGTAGGTACGTTGTCATATAATCTTAATATTTCTGCTTCTGGCAGAATAGAAAATATTTTTGCAGCATCAAAAGTTATTTGTTGATTTGGATTGTTGTTTGGCATAGAATCCTCCTCTTTATCTATCCTTTGTACTACTTTTATTGTCGGATCATTAGCTTCTTTAAATAAAATATCAATTCCTTTTACTAAAGAACTACCCGAATCAAAAGTTACAGTACACGCATTAAATTCATTTAACATGCCATCATTAGAAAATGATGAAGGAGAAAATTTAAATGCCGAGGGTAAAAATGCCGGTTGACTAAATTGTGATGTTGCAGAAAATTCTGAATTACTATATCGGTATCTATAAGCAAAACAAACAAAATTATCCGTTAAATATGTATCATCATTATTTGATTTTATTAGCTGTACTGTGGGAGCTGACAATGGCGGCCCTTTTACAACTAAAATTTCCCTTGAATCGAATTGATCTATATTGTTAACAGGATTACCATAATTACGATTTATATTTATAACCCTTGGTGGATTCGTGTTATCAGTAAAAAATAATAATTCATCTATTATGTTTATACCTGTAATTAAAAACTCTGGATTAAAATTTAAGGTGGTGTTTTGCCCTAGACCATTATCTATGCTTATAATATGATAAATTAACCCTCCTGTTTCTACATTAAAAGAAACAATCATATCTAATTTACCAGTTGCTCCTAAAGTAAAAGATGGGTCATGTATAAACCAATAAATAATAGCTCTCGCACTATCGTCAAATGCACCAATACATTTTGCAGAACTACTTAATGGTACTCCGTTTATGTAAACTAGATCTGTAAGTTTTGTATTACCTTTAGAGTTTTCAACAGAACCAACCTCTGATAATTCAGTTGACCCTAATCTTACGTTCAAAGCATCTGTATACTCTCCGTTTGGAACAAGCCTTTCATCAAGGCTTTTATTCATACGGCCTGCTATAAAATTTCTTTGAACGTTTGCCATTTTATTTTATCCACTTATTTTCACCTCTTAAGCTCATTAAAAGTCTACTTGGGTGAATGTTACTAAGTCTAATTTTTGCATTTCTTAACAAAGCTTGCTTATCCTTTTTGGCTCTATTTACAATATATTCTTGAACTCCAAATTTATTATTTAATAAGGCATATTTAATGTATGCGTATATATACTCTTCAAACAATTTATTAACAGTAACACTTGTATCATCTCCATTTTCCATACCATCGGAGATATATTGGAGTATACAACTTTCATTTTTCATTGTTGAATCAAAATTAATAACACCTGCTTTTTTATCTATAGTAAAAGTAGGATTGAAATTAGCTGTCTCTGTGTTTAGTCCGTATCTAGCTCCAATTCCTCTTTCATATATATCATCGTCAAAGTCTAGAGATTGGGGGTTTGAAATTTCATCATTATTATCATCTGATAAATAAATACTTTGCAAAGTTCCATTTACTCTTGCAGTGTCTATGGCAGAAGTTTCTGTATTTACATTATTACTAGAGTCGTAGGTAAAAGAAGAACTTCCAGTTTGAACATACTGAATGGCTGATTGAACTTGTATATTTTCTACTAAATCTCTAACAACATTATCTTTAAATAAAGATAGTTTTACCCAGTTTACGTAGTCGGAAGGAAGTACAAATTTTAAGTCATCATATACTTTAAGTTGTAAAGATTTAATTTCTTTAAAAGCGTCATAATTTAATTCTTGAATTCCTCTTTTTGCATGAAACAATATTTTATACCTGTTAACATTGTTTATTAAATGATGGTTTCCTTCATACATTAATTGAAAGTTTTTTACAATATCAAGTAAAGAAATGTATTGATACGAACCCCAATTATTGTTTGTAGGATTTACTCCGTCATTTGTGTAATATTTTTGTTGATTTATATATGTCATAATTATTTTTGGTTATCTAATTGCTGTTCGTCTTGTAATCCAAATTGTACTACATCTGCTTCTCTAACTGAAACTCCTGCATATTGTAGGATTTTTGCTACTAAATCATTTGAATCATCTATAGGTAATTCAAAATCTTGATAATCTGCTGCTGTTTGATCAAACATAGGTTCACCGTTATACAATGTTATGTATGTCCACTTAGGATCTTTAGGGTATCTTATGTATTGAGCTTGAACATCTGACCCACTGTTGATGCTTGTAGGGAATATTGTAATTGAATCTCCTTCTTGAGTATAAGCAGGAAAAGAAGTGTTAGGCGCTGTAAGCAAAGAATTGTTAAGTAATGTAATTTTATTATGTGTGACTTTTTCTGCTTCGCCTAACAAATTTCCAGCCGAATAACATAATACTTTGTTAAGTAAATAGTAATCAGAACCTGTTGTAGAAGTTGAAGGAAGAAAATAAGTGCTAGTGCTCAATGTTTTTTGAGTTAAAAATGATGTAACAGAAAATGTATCTATAACTTCTTCGTAACCTAATTTTAAATTTGCATATCCAGTTCCCGACAATCTTGCGTTTTCTTCATTAACTTGTTCATTATAATTATAAAAATACTCATCAAATAAATCTAACTGTGCTTGTTTTGCAAACAAGTTAAAATCATTAGGAGAAATATACCCGTAATTGTTTTTATTTATAATAGCTAAAACAGTATTTCTTACAGAATTTATCATTTGAGAATGTTTTTACAAAGATAAACAAAATAAAAAAGCACCCAGGATTTGAGTGCTTTCTCGCTGTCGATAGTAAAGGAAGGATTATATTGTTCCTATGGCAATACTAGTAAATACTAGTCCACCATCTTTCGATACTGGTACTGTTGCATTTGTCCAAGAAGTTTCAGCAGCTGTTTTTAGTGCTGCGTTTACATTCTCACCAAATCCTGAAGTCAGTCCAGTTCCAGTAACCGTTAATTTGTGCGTACCATTAGCTAGGAAAATATCTCCCGCAGTTGAACTCGCTGTTTCTGCGTAAAGTATTTGATCTACGTTAATGTGTACGTTACCGTCACTTGCTGTATCTAATGTTATATATTTTGGCATCGTTAAAAAATTTATGCGTTAAACAAGTTACAAAGTTACGAATTTTTAAGTAAAGTTTTTAGGTGCTTATACATTTCAACACCATCGTCGCTTTGAAAAAATGAAGCTATTATATATAAAGGGTCCTCTCCATAAGGTATGTTACACATTTTCTTCTTATTAGAAGGTGTGTTATACCAAACTTCTCTCTTTTGGTTTCTTAATTGTAACAAGCTTTTATCTAACATGTTTTGTATAGAAGCATTTAATTTAAGCATTGGATCTTTTAACATCATCAAGAATCCTTTAGGGTTTTGCTTTGCAAATATTAATATATCTCTTTTAAGTTCAGCTGTAGACATTTTAGTTACATCTTGCTGAAACAAAACTCTACCAATGTTTTCAACATGCTCTACATCTAATTGTCTTGCTTCTATCAATGCGTCAACTTCTGCATTTAAATCATCAACAACTTCTTGAGCCTCTTTCTTTTTGTTTATTTCAACAAATATATTTCCATTGGCTGGATGCAAAGCTAAAAATCTTTGTAATACTTGATTGTTTTTTGGTACAAATAAAAAACCATCCTCAAATACTATGGGTTCTAAAATTGCATTGTCGTCTTGCTCATCTTGAAAAGGTGAGTTTTGATTTCTAGCATATCTTAGTGGTCTATTTACACCTGTCTCTTCATCAAAATATAATAAAGGCACACGATTGGTATGTCTTGAAGCTAATATTAAGGATAAAGGAGCTACCTCTCTGGTAAGCTTATAAGTTTTATCAACAAATTTTGGTGATGTTTTTACGGGTTTTACTTTTAAAGTACCCGATTTTTTTTCGGTTGTCATTTCTTTTTTCATTTGATTTAATTTAATTTAAATTTAAAAAAGGGGCATATTGCTATACCCCTTTGAATTAATTACTACTGCTTAAATAAGAAGAAGTTGTTTGCACCTAAAGTACATACAGCTCTTTCACTTAAGAAGTTAACTTGCATGTTATCGATATCCGATGTAGCAGCACCACCAGCAGAACCAGTGATCCAAGTCTTATATCTTCTGTCTTCAGTTTCTGAAGCTCTATATCTTACATGTAAGAAAGGTCTCT